TAACTTAGCAGCTATTGCAGCACTTATCGGTGTTGTTGGTGCAATTGGTGCAGGGTTTATTACTTATGGAAAAATGCAAGAACAAATTAGCTCGTTAGCTGAAATTGATTTAAACCCACTGGTTAAAGAAATTGCTGCGCAAAATATTAAAATAGAAAAACAAAATAAAGAGTTAGCTATTATGGGTAAAGAAATTCAAGTATTAAAATTAAATATCGAAGAGTTTAAAGCATCAAATAAAAATCCTTTATTAAATTAAAATGATTGATGCACTGATTTTTATTGCATCTATTATATTGTTTTTAGATTATATGCATAAATCATATATTTCTAAAGATCCTGAAGATCCTGAAACTAAAAAATGGATTGCAGAAATTGAAGCTGATAAAAGAAAAGAAAAGTTTTTTAATGATAAAAAAGATGGTGAGATAAAATAATGGCAATTACATATCGAGGTGAAAAGTTTTCAGGTTACAATAAACCTAAGAACGCAAGAACTAAGACTAAAAAGTTTGCGGTTTTGGCAAAAGTAGGAAACCGAGTCAAGCTCATTCGCTACGGGGATGCCAACATGACCATCAAAAAATCATCACCTGCAAGACGTAAATCTTTTAGAGCAAGACATCGCTGTGCAACTGCAACTAACAAGTTAAGCGCAAGGTATTGGTCTTGTAAAAAGTGGTAAAAAGAACTTGGAATAAATCTAAGAAAAGAGTCCTTATTTGCGGTTATTGTGAAGAGTGCAATAAAGAGTTATTGAATATAGATAATGGATGGATTATAAATGCAGAACACAAACATTTCTGTCATAGCGGAAAAGATGGCAGTTGTTTTGATAACTATGTTAGGAGAAACAATGTACGGAAAAATGATGAAAAAAAAGCCAATGATGAAAAAGGCTAAAAAGAAAAAAGGCATAAAGAAAAAAAAATAATGCCAGGTAAAAATAAAAAAAAATATACAAAAAAACAAATGAAGATTGCTCGTGTTGCAGAACCTAGAGATAGTATTACTGCTGCAGACTTTTCAATGTTAAGAAAATATGGCAAAAAAAAGTCAAGTTAATAAAGCTGGTAATTACACCAAACCTACAATGCGAAAGCGATTGTTTAAAAGCATCCTTGCACGTAATGTGCAAGGGACTGCTAGTGGTAAATGGAGTGCGAGAAAAGCGCAACTTTTAGCAAAGATGTATAAAGCAAAAGGAGGAGGTTACAGATGATGAAATCTGTTAAAGCACCCAAAGGTTTTCACTGGATGAAAAGTGGTAAAACTTTTAAATTAATGAAACACACTGGTAAATTTAAGTCACACAAGGGTGCTTCATTGATGGCAAAATTTTCTGTGCAAAAAATACATTCTAAATAATGACTATAAAAAAAACACAAAGAAGTTTAATGGCTTGGTCAAAACAAAAATGGAGAACCAAGTCTGGTAAAAAAAGTTCTGAAACCGGAGAAAGGTATTTACCTGAATCTGCTATTAAAGCTTTATCTGCTGAAGAATATGCTAGAACTACTGCCGCTAAAAGAAAAGCTAAAAGAAAAGGTAAACAATTTTCAAAACAACCAAGATCAATTGCAAAGAAAGTAAAAAGATTTAGATCTTTTAGTTAATTGTTTTTTCTAATTTATTTTTTAACTCTTGGTAATCTATCCAAATTCTGTATTGAGGTTTCCATAAACCTTTTTGCAAATATTTTGATCGCAAATGATGAATGACTGTAGTGTGATCTTTATTGCCAACTAAATATCCTATTCTAGGTAAAGATATATTGAGTAATTCACGTAACAAAACAAAGCACAAAGATCTTGCGCTTGATATGTGAGCTGGTCTTGATGTCGAAAATAATTCTTTTCTACCAATATTAGTACAATCCATTACTTCCTGTAAAATTAAATTTACTGCTTTTAAATTGGGATTCACAACATTTTCTGTTTGTATTTTTTCTTGACGTAATTCTTTCATAAGATCTGTTGTATAATTTTCTTTTCTTTTTTTCTGGTGTAATAAAGCAATTTTATATCCTGTCTTAAAACCTACACGATACATAAAATTATCAGCTTTGTTTGCTTGATATCCATTATTTTTTAATTTAATTTTAATTTCTTCAACTTCTCTTTTGAGCATAGAATCCTTTTTAGTTGTAAACAACTTTAAATTGTTTTTTGTACGTTAAGTTATTGTGCGAAACTTAACTGTTTATTTTTTTCTTTCTCAAGCAAAACACCTAAATGATGCTGTCTATTCTGATGTTTATAAAACATTCTTTTATTTTTTCTCATCAGTTCCAGCTCCTTGTGCTGTTGTTCCTTGAGATGTTTTATTTTCTTTACATCCATCTTCCCTCACTTTTGTAAAGTTAACTTTAATGTTACTTACTCCACATTCTACAAACTTACCTTTATTCTCTGCGCTTGCAGCCTTTTGCACATCATCAAATAATTCTTCATAAGAAAAATCACAAGTGCCATGCGTTATTCTTTTATACATTATTTTTATCCTTTTTGTCAATATCCGATTTGGTGATCATTGTTTTAACTTTTTGTAAATACATAACCATATCTAACGCTTCTTCTATTGCATCATTAATCCAAAGTATAATACTTTTATTGTTTTTACACATAGTTTTTGGAAATTTTTTTTGACCTTGTAAATCTCTTTTTAAGATTTTTTTTACAATCTGATCGACTATTTTATCTTTAGAATATTTCATAACAGGGGGTGTGAGGCGAAGAAACAACTAAAAGAAAGAACCAAAAGGATATAAGGTCCAACTCCGCCTCACGATGTCTAAACAATAAACAAAGTTTAAAGAAAAACTAAGTTATCTTCTACCATAAGTACCAGTTCTCGCAAATGATTTATTTTGTGAGTATCCTGGTCTTGGTGGTGCTGATTTCGCTGGAGAACTATTTTGAGGTTTCAACAATACATTTACACCTCCGGTAAATCTAATTTCCAATCCACCATCGTGTGTCTCTTCATCTTGAGTGTCACCAAATCCTGATTGATTATACCAATTTTCTCCGATTTTTGTGCCAATGGTCCAATTCTTTCCTTCTGGTGATTTTGGATTTTTAGGCGCAACAAATAAAGGTGTGTTGTCTCCTTTACTTATTTTTTCATCCATAATCTCGTGCATTACTTGATCGAGCTTTGGATGATTTGGGATAAGCTTTACATATATATTATCCACGTTTCCTCCTTATTGTTTGAACATCATTTCTTTTTGTTCATAATGATTCATAATCTCTTTATAAACAGCAGGATGATGTTTTATTGCATTATCAAAGCACGATTTATATTTTATATTTTTAACAAAACTTAAATCACTCCAATTTTTTGAAGCTTTAATGCTATCAATAATTTCTTTGACTGACACTGTTTCCCAATCTCCGTTGCCTTTTGAAGATTTTTTGTTTTTATTAAATGACGTGGCTTTGTATCCATCATCATCAATAACGCCAGTTTTTATATTTAACAGATTTAAAAAGGCATATTTTCTAGAATAAGACATAGCTTGTCCTGTTCCAAATTTATCAAGATCACCCATTGCCGAGCATCCATCTATAATAATATTATTAGATGGTGCATCCACATCCGTCACTGTAAGCGTACAAATGACTAAGACATGATCATTCTGAGTTGAGGTTTGGTAGCTGCAAGTAGGATATAATCCTTGATTCAATAAAGCTTGAACAGCTACCTCCTGAACATCGTCATGTAACAATGGATTAAAATGCATACCTGATTTCTTATCTGCTTTTTTTACAATGCCTGCGTTTAAACAAGCTTCATGTAATTTTTGATATATATTTTTTTCCATGTGTTCCTTTGTTGTTGTTTTTGTTTAGCCTGGTAACAAACCCCATACTTTTTGTGCATAAATAAAAATATAAGTACCAACGACTTTTGTTTTATATACTAGCCAAGACATAGTTTACCTCCATAGTTTGTTTATTATTTGTATTTGTTCCGAGCTTAACTCTTTGGCTTTCCAATCTGTTAAACTTGGTTTCTCAACGAACTCTGCCATAATTTTAGGTTCGCCATTACTTACTTCAAGTAATCTCTGAATAGTTTTTGCTTTATTAAATAATTGATTAACGCAATACTCAAGATGATCATCGTATAAAGCAGGATGACTGTTATCAAATATAATATAATCTTCTTCGTTTGCATAAAATAAAAATGGTTCTTTGCCACTTGCAAATCTGTAAAAAGCAACCTGCTCAATATTATATGGGTCAGGTTCTTTAGGTAGTTGCTGTTTATTAAAACTTAATCCTTTTTTTCTTCTCACAGCTTTTGGTGGTTTGGTTTTGCACTCTCCGAAAGCTTGAGGTATTTCGTAATCTAATCTTCCAGTAAATCCGATCCATAAATCTTGGGGACACATATCAACATATCTTTCACAAACTAAATCTTTATTTGAAAAAATATTTGTTACTGCTTTATCAATATTTTTTGCTGTGCTATGTATTTTATCTGTTATGTTTTCTCTAATCTCTTTATCTTGATCGTTATAAGGAGTTAATAAATAATCACTATATTCTTTTTCAAAAGCTTTATCATAATTATTTGTTGCTAATCTTTTTTTATCTCCATCATAAATATATTTACCTCTAGTTTCTTGAACTACATTAGAGCAAATACTTCCAAACCCAAGTCTGTAATTTTTTTTATCTGCACGTCTTTGTTTTTGTGAACGACACATATAATCAACAATCCACATTCCGATAGACCCACGTAATTGAGAAAAAGAAAAATGTTTTAATCCTTCTCCGCCATTTAAGCTTAAAATAATCTGTTCTCTTGATTTCATAGTTGTTTAAAAAGAGTAATACACATAATTCACCGATTTGTCAAACATATTTTTATTGAAATAATTAACTTTTTTGGTAATGATTTCGTCAATGACGCTAAAAGAATGGATTGCAAAGAAAAAAATGACTCAAAAAGAAGTCGGTAAATTTTTAAATATTGATAATACTAACCCTGCAACTAATGTTTCAAGGTATGTTAATGGTGGTCGTATTCCGCATCAAAAAATTATGAAAGCAATCAAAGAGAAAACTAAAAACCAAGTTACACCTAACGATTTTTATGAAGAATTTTGGAAGCAAAATAAAATATAAACATTGCCGACTTCATTGGTGGGATATCTGTCAATCTGAAGAGGCATGGACACATGAAGATGATGTTTTAAAACATGATATCGCAACTTGCACAGATACCGGTTATATCTTTAAAAAGACAAAAACTAAGCTATGGTTATTTACTTCTTTTTCTGAAGATGAAGATGGACTTACTGTGGGTGGATTGACTTGTTTTCCAATCGGTTGCATAAAGAAAATAGAATATTTATAATGACACAAGATATTAAGCTCCAACATTTAGAAGACGAACTTAAAAAAGTAAGGTTTAAACTGAACAGCTATAAAACAGATATGGAAGAACGAGAAATGGAGTTTAAAAAAAAGATAAGCGAACTTAGAACTGACAATGCTTGCAAGGATATAGAAATAGATAATTTAAAAAAGGAAATAGATGATCTTAGAAAAAACAACTAAACATGGCACGTTGGACTTATTACAAATCCAATAGCGATTACAATGAATTTCACAGACAATTTGAGGGTCTTGCTGGTATTGATGTCGACTTTATTGAGTGTTGTCCTAAATGCTATGAACCACTAGCGATCAAAGAGACTTGTTTTGACAAGGGTCAGAAATATAAGGCTACAACCTTTGTAAATATGCTTGGAGAACGTCTTCAGATACCCGTTTTTTTGATTTTTTATAGGTTGAATGACCTAGGTGTCATGAATTTAAGAATTCAGCGTGTAAGACCCTTTAAATCGCAAATTCAGCCTATGTCTGTGGAAAAGTGGACAGGTATTTTATATAATCTACAGGCAAAGCACAAGGAGGTTTGTCGTTATGAAAAAGACTAGAGGTTTCTTACTGATGACGTACAAGCTTTATCATCATCTCGATAAAGTTGAGGGAACAAAGAAGAGCCATTGCCTCAATATAATTTTATCTATGCTGAAGTATGCTTGGAAAAAAGATAACTATGTTTGCCACTTACGCCACGCTACCATCGTCAAAGATACAGGGTTATCACGACCCACAGTCAAGCGCTCTTTGTTCACCCTTGCCAAGCTTAATATTATTAAAAAGGTCCGGGGTAGATCTGGTTGCACCTATCAATTCAACACTAAATTTTTAAGATATGAAAAGGAGACCTATCTAAGTGAAAAACTAGAGCTATCTAATGTAAAATCTAGATCTATATTAGAAGACACAATATACAATAAAGAATTAAGTGATTTAGATAAGTTAGTTATTAAACATAATAACAAGGATACCATTATAAATAAGATTTGTTCTACGTACACCCTTGCTGAACTAAATAAATTATATGATAAAGGAGACAATCCCTATTATGTAAAACAAGCTATTCTTATAAAGGAGGAGGAGGGTAAATCTAAAATAGATATTCCTTTCGGGATTATGGACCAAATTAAAAAGAAAACTAACATATTCTATAAACAAGCTGTGACTAGAAATAGAAGAGAGAGAGCTAAGATTGCCAAAACTAAAGATTACTTGCGAGGCGATAGCAAAGACAAGCGGTAAAAGGTGTAGAGCTAAGGGATACTGGACACCTACAACACAGAGATTTTTATGTCGTTTTCATAGAGCCGGTCATTCTTGGGATAGTAAGACCAGAAAATATAAAGGGTTGTTCAACAACAAAACTCTTTCATTGCAGAGCAAAATAAATAAACTAAAAAACCTTAAAAATTTTAAGAATAAAACAGACAATGAAATCAAAGAATATATCGAGCAAGAAACCATCAAAGCTAATCAATCCAAGCGATACCGAACTAAATACTTTACTCGAAGTTATTTACGCTGGCGGAATACCTCATATCGAAATAAAAAAAACCTTGCAGATCAACTTGATGAATTTTTATCAGTGGTTAGACGAAAATCCAAAGTACAAAGAAAAATTTAACAAGGCACAGGAAATAGGGATTAAAACCTTAGTTGAGAAATTGCTCGCTGTATATCAAGTTGAAAATCCTGATCTATCTAACGAGCAACTTCTTTTTCTAAAAGAGAAACAAAGCTACTTACGTTGGTTAGCGCCTAGAATAAGCTCTTTATTCGTTGAGCGCACTGAACAAAAAATAAAATCCGACTCTGTTGTAAGGGTTTCTTGGGAGTCTGACTCTTTGATTGATGCTGACGCAACCATTGTTGATAATGACGATACACAGACTTCTTTGCATCAAGACAGTTTAAAATAGTTTGAACTTGTAACTCTTCTAATGAATAGTTTTGAGTTGTTTTTTTGTTAGCTCTATAATTTTTTTTAGCCATATTCTTTTCATCTCCTTGCTTTTTGCGTTGGTTTTTGCAGTTAATAATAGGCACATTTTAAATAAATATTTTTTATCTTTTATCATTACTGTCTCCATAACAGACACAAATAATAAAAACTAAAACGACAAACAGTTGAATAAAAAACAATTCATTGTCTGAATAAATTAAATGGTCCACTAGCATTTATTTGCCTTTATCGTTTGAAGTACGTCTGGACTGTATTCAACATCATTTTCATAAGTTGCAAACACATTAAAGTTTTCATCCCGGACACGATTTAAAGCTTCATCAATCCCATCGTCCAGGTCTGTTTTGCAACTTGTTTTGGTTGTGGTATGGATATTGACATAACCATAACTTACACGTTTAAAATATACTTTGATTGTTCTACTCATTGTCATTCCTTTCTATAAGATCCTGTTCGATTTCTGCTTCAAATACACAATTACCGCAAAGATAACCTTCGTACTCTTCATTTTCAGCAGGTATTCTATTTACAAATCTACCACTACCAAAGGCACTATCTCTTAAACAAGATACACATTTCTCACCTATATTGATTGTCATTACGCTACCTCTTGATCTAGTTTTTTTTCATAAAAATAAACTTTAGCAACAATACCTTTTGTTGCACAATCCGTTATCTCAAAATCTAAATCATAAAACTCGTTATCAAGTCTTTTGATTAATTCATGCTCTGTTAATTTATTTTCCTTATTCATTATCGTTCCTTTCTGTTGTTTATCTGTTTGCTATCCATAACCCCATAGCCACAATCATAATTATAAACACTATAATTGTGGCTAAAATAAGAATTGAAGTCACGCTACTTCTTCCTCATATTCATGAGGAAATTTATCAACTTCTAATTGCCAATGAATTATATTAATTACTTCTTCATCATCAACTGTAATAGAAGCACCATCAAACCAATCTAAATACCAATACTCAACTGATTGAATATTTTTTGCATGGTCCGTATATATTCTAAATTCATCGCTAGGACCTCCCCAGCTTAACTGCCAACGATAATAACCTTGTTGTTGATTATCAAAAGTATTTGGTAAAACATAATCCCAGCTTAAACCATACTCACATAACCAACTTGCAAGATCAATATTATCATTGTTGTATGTTTCTCTTAAATCGTTTAATCTTGATTGATAATTATCATTAACAAGATCTTCACATTTTTTTTCTTTTGTCATTT